GGGGCCCCTAAGGGCCCCTGCTCGGTGCTAGTTGGAAACAGCTAGTGCACACTAGGTGCACAAAAGTGCGCTTTGGCGATCCATCCACGAAAGTCTATTCTCCCATGACCAAGCAAGATGGTACTCAGAAGTGGACGCGAATAGCGTATACTTCCAAGTACTCTAGCCGAGGTTCGGCCAACTTGCCCATGGAATTGGGAGAATATTCTTTGAACAATACGGGGTCAATGTACTCTGCGTATAACGCAGGACCACCGTATGTTACAGGTTCTTCCTGGCTACTCAGCAAAACTGAGTATTTCGTGTCCCCGTTTTTCGCAAGAAAAGCGGATGGACTCGGACGTCCCCTGTTTAATGGGAACGTCTTTGGAATTGTCCAGGGAACCTCCAGTCCGAACAACTCTGAGCCATCGACTTCGTCGATGCTCGTCCAAGGTGCAACCGCTATTAAAAGGGTTGAACCTTCGAAGTCAGCTGTTGACCTCGCGGTCACTGCTGCTGAGTTGAAGCGAGAGGGTGTTTCTATCCCTCTCTCCTCTGTAAGATGGAGGAACCAAGCGGATGAACTCCGCAAGGTGCATCGAACTGGCTCCGGCGAGTATCTCGCTTACCAATTTGGGTGGAAACCCTTGGTGAGCGAAATTCGCAATTTTTGCGCTGGTGTGATGTCCTTTGACAAGGAAATCCAACAGTACAAAAAGTCGCAGTCTAAACTACTGCATCGGAGGTACGTACACCACGGAATGCCTTACACCGTTAACTTGTTTAGCGGTCAGGCTCAACCACGTCCGAACGATTTCAACGTGTTCGGATCAGGCGTCGCCACAGTGCGGCGTGAAGATAAAGCGTGGTTCGAGGGTGCCTTTCGCTATTATCTCCCAATGGGTCAAACCCAAGAAGAGAAAATGCAGAGGTACGTTATTTATGCCCGTAAGATCATGGGCATAAAGCTCGATCCTGAGGTTCTTTGGAACCTCGCTCCGTGGTCGTGGGCCGTCGATTGGTTCGTGAACGCCGGTGATGTTATACACAACATCAGCGCTCTCGGCCGTGACGGCTTGGTGATGCAATATGGGTTCGCAATGGCCTCGTCCGAATGGACTGAGGATCATGCTTGCTCATTCGAATACGGTGTGGGTTTCACAAAATCCGCATCGGGATCATCCGCTTATATGCGCAAACGCACATATAAAAAGAGGATTCCTGCATCTCCATATGGTTTCGGATTGCTCGATGCTGACTTAACAAGTCGGCAAAAGGCAATCATCGCCGCCCTCGGTCTTCAGACCGGGGGATCCAAGGTTCATTGACTCCACGTCAGTGAATCATCCTACTACCGCCCGCAAAAGCGGGAAGTCGAAAGAGTTCACATGGGATTCTCCGATCCTCAGTCAGTCACCATCAACGCGGTCGCTCAGACCCTTAACAGGACTCTGAGCGGTCCGACGTCCTCGGGTTTCACCAAGGACGACGGAAACGTGAAGCTTACCGTCTCCCATGTAAATGGGAAGCGGCAACGCCACACGATCCGCCTCGATCACCGGAAGATCGCTGCTGATCCTCTGACCACCACGCTCAATCTCGAGTACTCGACATCCGTTTACATGGTTGTCGATGTGCCCAAGATCGGGTACACGGTGGCGGAGACCAAGCAGATCGTGGATGCGCTTACTGCGTATCTCACGGCTTCTTCTGGTGCGAAGGTCACGTCTCTCCTTAACGGAGAGCTCTGAGATAAGGGGCGCCGTCTCTTTTCACCCTGCGCTTTGCGCGGATGGTGAGGCGGCGCCCTGCTTCTCAAGTGATCTTAGACTGGTAACTGGAGAACTCATACCAGGACTATCCCAACCCCAAAAACAGGAGGTGAGATATGAAAAGCCTGTTAGAGCTCTGGCGCACGCTGGCAGAAGAACTTGCCAGCTGGGTCGGCACTAGCACCACGCATGACTTCAAAACTGTCATGCGTCGAGTGGAACACGAGGGCGAATCGTTTTTAACGATTACGCTTGGTGAGTTCGCTAAGGACTTTGAACAAGCCCTTTTTCGCGAATTCATCGACCATACCCTTTTCAAATCCTTTCGGAGGAAAAGAGGGTCAGAGCTCCCATGTTTTCTTATGGGTTTTCTGAGTCTCGTGTTTGATTCAAAGACCGGCCGGTTGCTTGAGGTACCTGACCACTTTTCCATCTTCGCTATAAGGCAGCTTACGCTGTCTTTCACGAAGATCCAGCGAGAATGCTCTCAGAGCAGAATCGATGGTAGTGTAATCAAGTATCTCAAGACTGACCAAGAGGTAGCTGAGTTCTCAGAGGCGTGGCGATCTGCCAGTGCCTCCGGGATAGATCCTCGTGAACATTCGTACACGAGGATTGCGCGTAAGGGGTTCTCTTCTTACACGCTGGACCCTACTGAATTTAGTAGAGTCTCGTCTCTGCTCTTCGGCGACATTCTGTCTAAGATCGACAAGGATGTCTATGAGGGTAACCTCATTCCGAAGCACGGACCTGGGAAAACTGCCGATCGACTTAGCGGAAACGCTAAATTCGATCAGCAAGAGTGGACCCAGAGGTTGGAGGATATATTCCCTTATGGGGAATATGCCCTCCCATCTTGGCGGAGTTACTACCGCCTTGAAGCCGTGACCTTTCTCAGCCCGGAGCAAGAACGACCCGTAAGGGTTGTCCTCGTTCCTAAAACGCTGAAAACGCCCCGAGTCATCGCGATCGAGCCGACTTGCATGCAATATATGCAGCAGGCCGTGGCCGAGCGACTCGTCGAACTGATTGAAGGACATTCCGTCCTCAATCAAATGATCGGTTTCACTGATCAGGTTCCTAACCAGGATCTGGCCCGTGAAGGTAGCCTTGAAGGCAACCTCGCTACGCTCGATCTGAGCGAAGCGTCCGATCGCGTTTCCAATGAGCATGTACGGACTATGCTTGCTAATCATCACTGGCTTTTCGCCGGGGTTGATGCATGCAGAAGCCGGAAGGCTCATGTGCCTGGTTACGGTAATCGTCCCGAAACGGAGATTACTTTGGCCAAGTTCGCGTCTATGGGTTCCGCACTCACTTTTCCGCTAGAGGCGATGGTTTTCCTTATCGTCGTAGTTCTAGCGGCCGAGCAAGTGCGCGGCCGTCGGTACAAGTCCCTGTCAAACATCGGCAAGGACTTGAAGGTGCGCGTCTATGGCGACGATATCATTGTCGCCAACGACATAGCCGAATCCGTGATCGAGCACTTGGACCTTTATGGATTCCAAGTAAACACCTCGAAGTCTTTCTGGACAGGAAAGTTCAGAGAGTCTTGTGGAAAGGAGTATTACGACGGTACTGACGTATCAATTACGAAAGTACGTCGTGACTTCCCCACATCACGGAAGGACGTTCCGGAGATAATTAGCCTTCTAGAACTGAGAAATCGGTTCTATAAGGACGGTCTCTGGGAAACCGCAAGGTTTCTCGAGGGCGAGCTTGAACAGCTCTTCCCCCTTCGGCTGTTTCCAGCCGTCCAAGAGACATCTCCTCTTTTGAGTCGTCATTCCTTTCTTCGTATGTCCAGTTTGATGGACGGCGATCTTTGGGATGATAGGCTTCAGATCCCCGTGGTTAAGGGATATGAAGTCGTTTCTCGTTCACCGGTCT